GTGCTGACGGACGCGAAGGTCAAGGCGGCGAAGCCGAAGGACAAGCCCTACAAGCTGGGAGATTCAGGCCAGCTCTATCTCTACGTCAGCCCGGCCGGCGGTCGGCACTGGCGCATGAATTATGTGGCCCCGTCGACGCAAAAGCAAAAGACGCTGAGCTTCGGCTCCTACCCTACCATGACGCTCGCGGAGGCGCGGGCCGCGCGGGATGCCGCGAAGAAGATCCTCAGCACCGGGCGCGACCCGGCGATCGAGCGCCGCGTGGCCAGAAAGGAGCAGGCCCAATCCGACGCGAACACCTTCGAGTCGGTCGCCGAAAAATGGTTCGAGTTGAACAGCGGCTGGTCGCTGGAGAAGCTGCGCGAATATCGCGCGGCGAATAGCGACAAATGGTCGTGGAAGGCTGCCCGGCATTGGACGAAAAAGCCCGCGCCATGGTCGGCGGTCCATAGCGCCGACGTCCTGAAAAGCCTCGAAAGCGACGTCTTCCCGTCGATCGGCAGTCTGCCGATTCGGTCGTTGGAGGCGCGCGCGCCTCTGCTTCTCGAAGTGCTGCAGGAGGTAGAGGCTCGCGGCGCGATCGAGACCGCGCATCGCCTTCGGCAGCGGATTTCCGGGGTATTCGTCTATGGTATCGCTGCCGGCCTGTGCGGGGCTGACCCGGCGGCGAGCCTGGGCAAGGCGCTCGCGAAGAAGCCGCGCTCGAAGCCGCAGCCCTCGGTCATCGACGGCATCCAGAAGCAGGAGGATCGCCTGCGGGCCATCAAGGACATGCTGGCGAAATGCGAAGCAGAGCGCTGCCGGGCGAGCACCAAGCTCGCTTTGCGCTTTCTGGCGTTCACCGCCGTCCGGTCGAACGAACTGCGCTTTGCCTCGTGGGCGGAGTTCGAGGGGATCGACTGGGGCAACCCGCATGCCCCCGCGCCCGAGGCGCTCTGGCGCATCCCGGCGGCGCGGATGAAGGGCGACGACGAGCGGAAGGCCGAAGAGTTCGGCGACCATCTGGTGCCGCTGGCGCCCCAGGCGGTGGCCGTCCTGCGCGTGATGTGGCTGCTATCGGCTGGCCTGCCCTATGTCTTCCCCGGTGAGCGCCACCTGCACAAGCCGATCAGCGAAAACACGCTGCGCGCGCTGCTGATCCGCGCCGGCTATTATCAGCGCCATGTGCCGCATGGATTTCGGGCAGCCTTCTCGACCTATATGAATGACCGGCCGCTCTCCGAGCGGAAAGATGGCGACCGGGAGGTCATCGACCTGATGCTCGCGCATGTCCCTGAAGGAAAATCCGGCTCGGAGACGGCCTACAATCGGGCAGGATATATGGACCGGCGCCGCGAGCTTGCTTGCGAGTATGCCGACCTGATCGGCGCCGATCTCTGCGATCCGGCAGAGCATCTGGGCAAGCCGATCAGATATGCGGCAACGGGGCCGGGGCGGCTGGCCGCTTAGGCTGCCTGCTTGACGGCCTCCAGCCAGGCGCGGACCTCGGCTTCGCTCCACCGCGAGCCGAACCCGCCCGGCTTATAGGGCTTCGGGAACTTGCCCTCTCGGATCAGCTTGTAGATCCGCGTCCGCTTCAGCCCCGCGATCTGCTCGACGCGGGCGAAGGGAATCAGGCGGTCATTAGAATTGTCGGCCGGCGGCAGCGCCGCGAGCACGGCAAGATTTTGCTCCCGCGCAGTCATTGAGCGTTGGTGATTCACGCGACACACCTCCCGATCACCCCTCGATGATCCCAATCCTTGCGATAGACGGCCTGCCCGCGGCGAAGCTGCCAGCAGGACGTGTTGACGTTCCCAGCCCAGACGATCCCCACGGCCCGGCCATATCGATCTGTCGTCACCTGCTCGAACCGGATGGGTCCGAGGGTCAGGGCGGCCGCTAGGCTGGCCTTGCTGGTGATCGGATCGCCGGGGGCACAGATCCGCCCGCGCCGGCAGTGTCCGGGCATCTCCGGGGCGTCGATCCCGAGCAGGCGGATGCGCTGATCGCCGCAGCGAACGGTATCGCCATCGGTGGCCACGCACCCGGTCAGCGCCACGGCGGCGGCTAGAGCGAGCATCATGGGTGAGGGTCCTTGTGCGAATAGTCTCGAATAGCGCCCCACGTCGCGATGACATACTGGTGCCGGCCGGGATGTCCCGCAGGACGGATGCACCGATGATCTGCATCCGGCGATGGCGGGATGTGGAAGCAAAGGTTGTCGGCCGGCACGCTGTAATCGTCGCTCGGCCAATAGAATCGACCCTTCCCGCTCATCTTCCCTCGTCCTTCATGAGGTGGACGTCCTTCCGGGAGCGGATCAGGCCGCTGGCGACGCTGTCCCCGCACCACACGGAGATGTCGCCATCCATGAAGCGGCGCGTGATCGGGTCGGCATCACCGCCGACAAGGCGCAGGGCCACGCTGGGGCAGCCGCCCAAGCCGGCCGGGCTGTAATCCCAACCCTCGGTGAGGCCGATGATCTCCCATTCGGTGCCGTCCCACCATATGAAGCGATCGCCGGGCTTGGCCTCGATCGTCCCGGCCGATCCTGTCAGGCTGAACGCCAGCAGCGCATTGACCTCCGCCTCGCTCAGCCCCGCCGCGATCTTCGCGATCTCATCCATTTCCTTGCCCCTTGAGATGCTCGCCGCGCTCGATGGCATCGGCCAATTCAACGCAAAGCAATTGTCCGTCGCGCTTGAACGGGTCGCCCCAGAATGCGAGGATTTCTGGCGTGCGTGATTGACTGGCGAGCCTCCGCAGCCACGCCACCACCGCATCCCGCTCGTTGGGCTGGATCATCACCGCCCTCCTGCCGCAGCGATGGCTGCACGGGCGTCTCCCCGATACAGTTCCGCCACATCATCCCAGGGCTCCATGCGGAAATTTACCGGATGACCTTTTGCGGCGGACAGCACTTTGCCCGTATGGTCCGACCGTTCCTTTTCGCAGGCGTAGAGCGCCCTCGCCACCCGCTCGACCACATCCTCGGGCTGTGCTGGGGCGAGCTTTTCGTCGTAGGCGTTCAGCAGATCCGCGACGATCTCCGCCGGATCGTCCGTCGGCGCCCAATCCTTCAACAGCGGGTGCGAGCGATTGGATTCGATCGTTTCCATCAGCGATCGGCCGACAGCTTCCATGTCGTCGGCATCGAACTGGTGCACGGATTGCACAGGTTGCGCCGGGGTGGGGGATGTGAGGGTAACTTCGGCGGGAGCAATCGCCTCCCGAAGTTCGCTCCATGGCGACTTCGTGCCGTAGCGTCCATTTTCGCGGATGAAGGGAGACAAAGCAGGATCGATAGAGCACTCTACGTAGCGCTTTGCTGCTCGCACCATCTCCCGCAGCGCGGTGTCATCGGTCATCAGGCCCGACCTCCTTCCTGATATCGCCCTTCGGCCCGCGCGATCCACTCCTTCATCATGCTGATGGTGTCAGCGCGATCAGCGTTGCTGATGTAGTTGACCCGACCACCGTCGATCTGGCCGAACTCCGCGACCAGCAGAACGAATGCGATCTTGCGCGGACGGGCGTCTCCGTTGAACTGCTGGTCGAGCGCCCCGGCTATCGCGTTCATGCCGGCCCGATAGCGCGCCTGGATGGGGTCAGGCCGTGACATGCTTCACCGCCCACATGACCGCTTCCTCGATCTTGGTCATCTGACTGTCCTTTCAGGGAGAGGATGGCGGCGGCGATGTCGCGGCACGCCGAAATGTCGTCGCAGACTTCACCGGGCCGAGCATCGCCGGGGTGTGGCATCCGCCATTGTTCGTGCCGATCGCGGGCTACTTCGGCGGCCGCTTCCAGCGCCGCGATGCGGTGGCGGGCGAAGGCTTGGACGATGGGAGCATCATCACATGAGCCGCGTCTAATGTTCGCCGCTTGGTGATTTCGACCGTTCAGCTTGGCCCAAGCCGCCGCCGCCTCGCGATCAGCCTGCGTCACCGGCGCTCGGTCGGATTTCGTCATATCGCGCCCTCCGTTGCGAACATCCCGATCTGGCAAACCCCGGTCTGGCCGGCGAGCCAGTCGTGATAGGCTTCCGTGACGGCGCCCGATCCGGGAAACAGATCCACGAACTCGTCGTCAGGCCGCATATTGAGCCAGTCGAAAATCCATCTGCAAACGGCGGCGGGCTTCGCGCCGGTAAAGCCACGCCGAAGCGTGATGCTCTCCGCGATCGCAGGAGCCTCGATCCAGTCACGCTGCGTCGGCTGAGAGACCGGGATCGGCCTGCCTCCCCACAGGATGATCGGCTCCCATGCCCAGGCGCGGGTGACGTTCTTCTTGAACGAAGCGAATGGCTTGACCCACGCCCCGATGCGTGCATCCGGCGGGCACATCGGCAGGATCGTGCGCAGTGATGGCAGACTGAGGGACATGGCCCAGCCGTCGAACTCTGCCGTCATCCGTTCGATCAGCGCTTCGTGCGCCGTAGGGTCATCATAGTCTGCGGCGTCGGGGTGAAGGTGGCCATAGAACTTTTCGGCCACGCCCAGATAGGGCGGATCGGCATAGGCAAACCGCAGCGCTCGGTCGGATGGCGCGCGCGTCATGCTGCGATCCTTTCGTAAACGGCCGCCAGCGCAGCTTCCGTGCGCAGGATCGCGCGGCCTATCGCTTCGGGGATCTGTGGGACGACGGCATCGCCGAACGCTTCGACGATGAGGGAGGCGGCAGAAGTCCCTTTTGGACCGCCGACCGCAACGCGAGTGCCAGCCACCCAGGCGGATAGCCCATCATCCACCCGTATGTGACGGGCAAGGTCATCGAGGGACCAGTCAGCCCGTGATCCGACAGCACCGCGGCGATCTGGCGAGCATATTGCCATTTCTGGTCGCGCAGGAAGGTCGGGACGTTCGGAGATTTCACCTTGCCGTTGCTCGTCACCCCCAAGCTGCCCTTTCGGTCCGATGCCAATGGTATCGGCATCGTTGCCCGCTGCAACTGGTGGCGCACCGTGCCCATCCTGCCCGTGTCTCCGTGGCCACCCGCCTTCATGTCCGAGGCTCGCGGCGTGGAGAGCATCCCCGCATGCCGGTTGTTCTGCCCCTGTAGCTGCGCCAGCACATCGCCCCGGAAGCCCCGATCCGCATCCGTCTTGCGCGGGGTGGCGATCAACGCCCAGCCCTGACACGACGGCCATTTCTCCATGCTGGGATTGTGCATGTTCGCCATGGCCGTTGGCGTATGCAGTAAGCTGCCCGACATCGCACCCGATGAGCCAGGACCGGGGGCGTTCATGGTTGGCCCCGATGTCTCCAGCACGAACCACGAACGGCCAGCAGGCGTAGCCGATTGCCTCCAGAGCAGAGAGCACGGCGTCCGCGCCCCGAGTTCGGAGATTAGCGCTGTTCTCAAGAGCGAACCAACGAGGGCGGCACTCTCCGATGAGGCGGACGGCTTCGAAGTAGAGGCCCGACCTTTCGCCTTCGACACCTTTTCCCTTGGTGTTGGCGCTACTGATGTCCTGGCAGGGCGGGCTTCCGACGATGACGGCTGGAAGGTATCCGAAATCGTCGAGAAGTCGGCCTGCGCTGAGGGATCGAACGTCATCATAGACCTTCACGCCGGGGTTGTTTTCGGAATAGAGCGCTCGCCGCCACGGGATCACCTCGCAGGCCGCCATCGTGCGATAGCCGGCCCGGTGCATGCCGAGAGACCAGCCCCCGGCGGCGGCGCTGAACAGGTCCAGCACGCGCATCACCGCTCCCCCTCCCTCGATGCCGGCACCTGATCGAAGTCATCCCAATGTTTGTTCAGGATGTCCGCGACGCGCTGGGCTACCTCGTCGGGCTTCTCCAAGTAGAGCGCCATGATCAGCATCGGGAACCGAAGGCCGATCGATGTGCCTGTCTCTGTTTTGGTCGGCGGCTTCTGATAGTGGACGGCGATGCACGGTCCGCGCAGATCCTCGTCATAGAGGTTGCGCAGGTAGGAAGTCGAATCGACCGTGAAGCACTGGTGCGCCGAATCGTCGGACACGGGGCGGCAGGAGTGGCCGCCGCCCCGATCCGGCGCCGGCTGCGGCGGACGGCTGTGTGACACGCTACTCATTCGCCGCACCCCCGCCCGACCTGGCCGGCATCGCGGGCGTCCACGAAGTCCTGCCACTGCCGCCAGCCCTGCGGGCAGTGGAATCCCCACTCGCGCAGTTTCGGCCCGGTCATGAACAGCGAGACCGCCCGCCCGCCCGGTGGGACGACCAGCCGGTGGGCATCGGTCGCGCGGCGGGTGACGATGCTGCCGGCCCCACGGTAGAAGCTGCCGGCCGGCGTAATCTCGATATAGACGCCATCGATCACATAGGACGTATTGTCCCATGGGTGATCGTGCAGCGCGCGATTGTCGTCGCTGTGCAGGATCTCGTGCAGGTAGACGTTGCAGCCCTCATTGCGCGGGACGATCCACCAGCGGCGCAGATAATCGTCGCCGATCACGAAATCCGGCCGGCGCTGCATCTTGGCGCGAGCCCAGGCCTGGAGATCGTCCAGATGGATGCCTCCTAGCGAGCCATGTTCGATTACCATTGGCGTTCGTCCCAGCAGGTGTCGCACTCAGCCCAGCGGTTGCCCGAGGACCGGCGAAGCTCGTGGCAGGTGGAGCAGCCCGGAAGCGTGATCAGCGACCGGAGCCAGCGGCGGAGGGTGGAGAGGAGCTTCATGCGGCCACCTGCTTGCGCTGGTCCTGGAGCCATTCGCCGATGCGGGGCCATTCGGCCTCGATCTCAGCCCAGCGCGGCCAACGGCCATTGTGGACGCGGAACTGACCGGGCCACTGGCTGGCCTTGGTGAACTGGTCGCGCTCGGCGCGGGCGACCTCGTTCCAGCGCCGGAAGAAATCCATGGTCTCGGCCGGGACGTGGGCGTGCTGGCTCGGCGGGGACTTGATGAGGTCCGCAACGAAGTGCGTTCCCAGGTGCATGACGGTGCGCGGTGCCGGCAGCTGGAGGCAGACCGGCTTGTAGGTCACGGCCCCGCGGAGGTCGACATAGGCCAGTTCGACCGGCTTGGCGAAGCCGTAGCGCGCCAGAACCTCCATGTCGGCCGGCGGGCGCCGCTGGTCGATGTCGGCGGCCAGCAGCGCGGCGGTCGCATCCCATTCGGCCTCGGGCAGTTGGGCAGCCGCCCAGGCCCCGAAGGCCTTCCGGACGATCTTGCTCAGCAGCTCGCCATCCTGTGTCTTGCGATAGATCGCGGCCGGTGGCGGGATCGGGACGCCTGCCTGCCCGAAGGGATAGGTGATGGCCGGGCGCGGATAGGAGCCCAGCTTGGACGGGGCGATCCTCTGCCCATACATCAGCGCGTGCTTGCGCTCTTCCAGAGTGGTCACGGCATGGCCTCCAGTTCCCGGCGGTGCGGAGACCGGCGGGTGAATTCTTCGGCCATCGCGCGCATGTCGAGGCCGGTGATCTGCTCGAAAGATTCTTCGCCCGCCTCGTGCTGGAGCCGGTGGTGGGCCTGGCACAGGCTCAGGGTCCAGCGGTCGGAGGGCTTGAGCGCCATCCCGCCACCGGTGCCCCGGCGGACGTGGGCCACCTCGATCGGCCCCTGCTGGCATCCCTTGACGGAGCACGCATGGGACCGAACGAACCTGACGTGAGCGGGGCATCGCCGCCCGTCGTTCTCCCGACCGGATTTCGATCGACGTTTCGGCGGAAGCATCAGCCGAGCACCGCCCAGGCGACGATCGCGATCGTGATCGCGTTCATGACCGCGAAGGCGGCCCATTCGCCCGGCAGAGCGGGCCGGGGCGCGAAGAGCCAGTGCCAGGCGCCGCGGGTGATCGGCATCTTGGCCGCCCGCCGTTCGGCTTCCCGGCGGACCGCGCTGCCGCTGTGGATCGCATGCGGATGGATGCCGGCCATCACCGGGCAACCTGCGCTTCGCGACGCTCGGCAGCCTCTCGGGCAGCGCGTGCGGCAAGATAATCGGTCTGCGCCCGGGTGAGGATCCGGCGGGCCTCGCTCTCGCGGATGTAGGCGGAGGCCAGTTCGGACGATACCACCGAGAGGGAGGCCGCCTCGACCGGCTCCGTCGACCGTCGCGCGGTCATCTCGCTGCCTCCAACACCGAGGCGAGATACTTCCGGGCACCCTCCTCGCTGGCGTAGAACTTGCCCGCCGCCGCCGGCCCGAGGAGGAGCAGGCCCGCCGTCTCGGTATCGGTATCCTTTTCCAGCCGATAGCCGTCGGAACCTTCCAGGTGGACAGCCCAACCGGCAATGCAATGCGCCGTGCCGCAGTGCCACTGATCCATGACCAGCGCGTCCGGTTCGGCGAGTGCCGCTTTTGCGACTTCGCGCAGCCGGGCATCGGCATCCGATTTGGCGGCGACAGGGCGTCCGCGCACGGTGAGATTGCCCCACGCGGTGATGCTGGTGCCGCTGAGGTCGAGCGAGCCGCCGACGCTGAGGCCCTCGGGCAGCGCGGTGATGCTGGTGCCGCGGAGGTCGAGCGAGCCGCCGACGCTGAGGCCCTCGGGCAGCGCGGTGATGCTGGTGCCGCGGAGGTCGAGCGAGCCGCCGACGCTGAGGCCCTCGGGCAGCGCGGTGATGCTGGTGCCGCTGAGGTCGAGCGATCCGCCGATGCTGAGGCCCTCGGGCAGCGCGGTGATGCTGGTGCCGCTGAGGTCGAGCCAGCCGCCGACGCTGAGGCCCTCGGGCAGCGCGGTGATGCTGGTGCCGCTGAGGTCGAGCCAGCCGCCGACGCTGAGGCCCTCGGGCAGCGCGGTGATGCTGGTGTCGCTGAGGTAGAGCCAGCCGCCGACGCTGAGGCCCTCGGGCAGCGCGGTGATGCTGGTGCCGCTGAGGTCGAGCCAGCCGCCGACGCTGAGGCCCTCGGGCAGCGCGGTGATGCTGGTGCCGCGGAGGTCGAGCGATCCGCTTACACTCTTCAGCCCGGAAATATCATCGCTGCTTCTGGGGCTGAGATCGCCCTTATAGTGACCTTCGTATCGCATGAAACGTCCTCCAACGAGCGTCTCGCGTCGGCACCGCGCCGAGGTCTGCTCGTGGATTTGACATACCGCAACGGTATGTTTCCGGTCAAGATCGAAATACCGTTGTGGCATATTTCGATATGCCGCCGCGGCGCTACAAAACGGAACCGGAATGATCCAGCTTCAAATTGAAGGGGGAACACCAATGGAACTTCAAATTGGGAAATATACGGCGCGGATTTCCGTCTTACCTCCTATCCATCCGAAGTTTCGCATCACCCCGGAGCCTGCGGCGCCAAATTCCACCGATGGCGAGGAAGAGCAGATCGAGGCGGAGCCGATATCGGGCTTCACCTGCATCATTGGATATACAAGCGGTGGTGGCGAGGTGAGCGAAAGGCTCATTACATGCCGCTCTCTGAGAGCGCATGGGACCGGGCTCACCATTGGCGCGATCTGCCACGCAGCCAAGGGGTTTCGCGCTTTCCGGGTGGATAGAATAAGCGCGGTCTCGGACCCGCACACGGGCGAGGTTATAGGGGACGGCAGTTATTTTAGCCGGTTCGCTGTCAAGTCGTCAGACAAGGCGAGAGCGCCTAGCGGCGGTTGGGGCCTCACTCCCAGCCGGATGCGGACGCTTGTGGCTGGACTGAATGTCCTCTCCTTCATCGCTCGATGCGATGGCTATTGGCACGCTCTCGAAGATGAGCCTTTGGCAAATTTCATTGAGAGGCTCTGGATGCGCAAGGACTGGGAGGGGCAACCTCCGGTCGCGGCCATACTGGATCATGCTAAGCGACTTGCTCCAGATTCCTCGATATTTTTCGCATCTCTTGAGACGATTTTCGGCAGTCGCAGCAGCACCCGATTGCTAATTTCTTCAGTGCGCGAGTTGATTGAAGCCGACGGCATTATCCAGGATCAAGAGACCAACTGGGTCCTCGCCATGCAGCAGCACCAAGAAGAATATTACGCCCGAAAAGGGCTACTCGGGTCGATATGAACCCACTACGAGCGCAATGATCCGCACCTCTTCGATGTCATCCTCGTCGTGGCCGATCTCGATCGGCCGCTGGAAGGCGGGATTGTTGGACCGCGGAATGAGCCACTCCCTCCCGTCACCGTCGATCCGGTATTCCTTCACGGTCGTCTCGAAGTCCTGACTGACGCGCCGTCGCTGCACGACCACGCGCTTTCCGTTCGGGATCGCCGCCTCACCCCAATATGCGACGCATTCGACGATCGTGCCGTGGGGATATACAATATCCATGCTGTCCCCCTCGACGCGCAGCCCAAACCTGTCTCGGACGGGCGCGGCGACGTCAGCTCTGCCCGTGAAGACCTCCCATTCATCGGGCTCATATTCCCAGACCTCTTTCCACACGCCGGCAGCCACCACCCCTTTGACATACAGACGCGGCCCCAACGCCACCAACGGGCCCTCAGCGAACAATTCCCCCGGCTCAACTCCAAGCGCCGCGGCGAGCCGCAGTATATCAGCCATGTCCGGGGTCCGAGCACCGCTTTCCCACCGCTGAATGGTGGGCTGCTCCACGCCGACTGCCTCCGCCAAGGCGCTCTGTGTCATTTTACGCAGGTTGCGCAGCTTCTTGAGCTGGAGTGAATACCGCATTGGCATATATTGCCCGCTCGGCGCCGGCAACGTAACGTCCAGAACGGAATAAACGCTTGCATTGCAGTATACCATGTCGGTATATCCATCAGTATGAAGCTGGTCGACTATCTCGAAGCGCATAGCCTTACCCACGAGCAGTTCGCGGGCATCCTTGGCTGCAGCCAGCCGACGGTGACCAGATTCGTTCATGGCATCCGGCGGCCGTCTAGGTTCCTCATGCGCAGGATCGCTGAGGCCACGGGCGGGGTGGTCACCCCAAACGATTTCCTCGATGAATCTCCGCCCCCTTTCCAGGACCCACCCCGTCGCCACCGTCGAACGGCACCCGGGATGGCCACAGCATGACCGATCTCGAAAGGATTACGCCGATCGAGGCGGTCTCCGAGGATCGGGTGCGCGAGATCCTCCACGAGGAGGTGACGCCGACGCTCGATAGAATTCTGGCGGAGCTTCGGGCTCTGCGAGGGGAGGATTGAGGGATGGTGGACGAACTGAACTGCTCGTTCTGCGGAAAATCCAACGAAGAGGTGGCCCATCTGATAGCCGGCACGAATGCCCTCAGCGTGGATGCCTGCGCCAAAATCGTGGCCGATGGCACATCTCGCGAGGCGGCCGCCGCGGCGACCGCCTCCAACCAGCGGCTGGAGTGTCTTCGGCTCGCAATGAGCCGGGACTTTATCGATCCCGTAGCGGTCGCGCGGGAATTCTACAAATTCGTGCAGAGCGGGACGCCCGCCCCCAAAGGAGCGGGCGATGCTTGAATCATTTGGGCAGGCGCCTGCCCGAAGCCGCGTGATAGCAGCGGGCATACAAATCGAGATAGGCATCGACCCTGTCTTCCTTGGATTCGGCTTCCGGAAGCAGGTTTCGCAGGAACTTCGCCATCTCCCAGGCAACCTGGGCCGGACTGCCGCCGTCGGGGTGGTCGCACGTGACTTGAACCTTATCGGACATGTTGGCTCCTTCTCGGTCGTGTGTGGCAACCCGACTGTAGCCGAAGCCGGGGTCGTAACAAGCGGCCCCGGCGGAGGGCTAGCCTGATGTTCGTATCCCCGATCCCGAGCCTGATCTTCCCGACGCTTCGCGGGTCGATGGCCTTCCATCCGGTCGCCTCGCGGCCGGCGGATGAGCGCGAGGCCCGCGCGCTGCGGGTCTGCGATCCGGTTAAATGCCCCTCTTTCCATGGTGATCGTAATGGCTGACGCTCACAGCAATGTCGTTCCGCCCGCGCAACCTCTGACGGAAGCAGAGTTCCGCAACGCCTGGCTGCAATCGCTGGCGCGGCTGTGCGCTGCCCACGGCGACGGGCGCGTCGCCCTGGCGCTTGGCGTGTCCGAGCGGCACCTGCGCAACCTGAAGAGCGGCGCCAGCCTGCCGGCTGCGGATCGGATCTGGAACCTGTTGGCGCTGGACCCGTCCGCCCACGACGAGATCGACGCCAGGTATCAGGTGAAGAATTCGCCGATCGATGCGCTTTGCTCCACCGATCCGCTGACGCGCGACATCATCGCGCTCGCGAACGAGGTGGCACAATCGGAGGACCCGTCCAGCCCGGGCGGTGTCGTCGTCACCGATCATGAGCTGCTCCAGAAGGACGAGCACCGGATGCGTCGCATCCACAACACGCTCGGCAGCTGGCTGAAGCGGATCGAAGCGCTGCGGCGCCCGGCCATGAAGGCGGTCGCCTGACCACAGAATTGAGGACCTGATCCGGGGCGGCCCGGGGGGAGATTGAGAATGACGGTGATGGAAGGCGCGGCGCCGACGATGGTCGGTTCCGCGGGCGATGATTTGCGTCCGGCCGCATGGCCGTTCGGGGGCCTCGGGATGTTCCGATACGGCGCGATCATCGCCGATCCGCCGTGGTATTTCCGGAATTACTCGTTTGCCGGCGAGACGAAGAACCCCGTCGCCCGCTATGCGTGCATGTCGACGGACGAAATTGCCGCCCTGCCGGTGAGCCAGCTGGCGGCGCCGGACTGCGCACTGTTCATGTGGGCAACCGCGCCGATGCTGCCGGATGCTATCCGGCTGATGAAAGAGTGGGGCTTCACCTTCAAGAGCGCGGGCGCCTGGGCGAAGCAGTCCGCCACCGGCGAAAAATGGGCCTTCGGCACGGGATATTGCTTCCGCTCGGCGTCCGAATTCTACCTCCTCGGGACGATCGGCAAGCCGAAGGTGCTATCGCGGTCCATCCGCAATCTGATCGTCGCGCCGGTGCGCGAGCACAGCCGGAAGCCTGACGATCTGCATCGTGATGTCGAGCAACTCTATGCCGGGCCTTATGCCGAGTTGTTCGGCCGTGAGCAGCATCCCGGCTGGGATGTCTGGGGAAACCAGACGGACAAGTTCGGGGGAGCGGCCTGATGCGCCCGGTCCCCGACGACTTCGCCGCGCTGGCGGCGACGATGAGCCGCGCACAGATGCAGGCGCATTATCGCGTCCGATCGAGCACGCTATCGGCGTGGTATGTGGCGGCCGGCCTCCGGCCTCCCGTGCCCAGCCAGCAACGGCCTGCGCCTGCTGACTTCGCCGAGCATGGGCGCCGCCCCAGCGCCGAATTGCGCGAGCGATATGGCTGCAGCAACGAACTGCTGGCCCGCTGGCGCAAGCAGCACGGCATCAGCATGGCTGACGGCCCCACCGCCCGGCCGGTGCCCGAGGATTTCGCCATCCGAGCGCGGAGCAGCACCAACCGCGAGCTGGCGGAACATTATGGCGTCGGCCGGGCGCTGATCTCACGCTGGCGAGCCAAGTGCGGGCTGTCGGGCGGCATATCGACCTATCGCTGGAAGGTGCCGACACCGACCCAGGTTGGCGCGCGCGACTCTTCGCTTGCCGGCCGTGCCGCCGATCACCTGCGCCTCCCGCGCGCTGGCAGCTGGGTGGTGTTCCGCTGCGACGCGGCCGGCACGGCCGATCCTTCGGGCGGCCACTTCCGCGTCGGCACCCGCCTGATGACCGAAGACGAGATGATCCAGTTCGCGGAACGGAAGGGCTTCGCGGCCTTCCCGGCCGACGCCCTGGGTTCCAGCCGCCAGCACGGGGCGGCCCTGTCGTGACCGTGCACCTCAACCGAAAGGACAATCAGATGGCCGAAACCGGCGGCGCCGACCAGTTGCGCCTGTTTATCGAACGCATTGAGCGGCTGGAGGAGGAGAAGAGGGGCCTCTCCGACGACATCAAGGATGTCTACCTGGAGGCAAAATCCCAAGGCTGGGATGCCAAGACGATGCGCGCCATCGTCCGGCTGCGGAAGATGGAGAAGCATGCGCGCGACGAAGCCGAGGCGCTGCTCGAAACCTATAAAGCCAGCCTGGGGCTCTGACGGTGGGACCGCTCGTCCTCGGCATCGCCTGCCTGCTTATCGGCTGGATCATGGGCGCCCGTTGGCGAGCGGGCCGCCTTCCGGCTGCGCCGTCGATATCACCGTCCGCCGCCGGGCGGGCACTTGCCGCCCGCAGCCGGGAGGAACTGGCGCGGCGGCGGGAAGACAAGACGCGGCAGCTGCAGCTTGAGATCGAGCGGAGCCGCCGGTGAGCGCCGCCCGCGAGTGGGTGCCGCACCATGGCGGCCCGAACCCTTTCCATGATCCCGATCAGCCCGATCGGGAGGAGCCGGACATCATGATCCGATACCGCAACGGGCGCGTGTTCGGCCCGATCCAGCCGGCGTCACGACGCTGGGCCGCCTGGACCGTGCGGCCGGGCCGGAGCGACTGGGATATCGTCGCCTGGAGGCTGGCGTGAGCGCGGCCCTCCTCTGCCGTCTGATCGAGGCGGGGACACCGGCAGCGCTTGTTGCTGAGGTCGCCGCCGCCCTTGCTCAGGCTGATGCTGCTTCCCTCGCACTGCGCATGCGTCGGCAGGCCGATGCCGCACGTCAGCAGAAGAGGCGCGCAGAAGGTAAGCCCAAGGCCGATGCCGATGCCGATGCCGATGCAGAATCACGTGACGTCACAGGACATCACGTTATGTCACGTGACATACCCGAAGATAGCGTGACGTCACGTGACATTGCCGAAACTCCGGAAAATGTCCCCCCACACCCCCCTAAAAATATCTCTCTTAGAGAAGAAAACCCCGTCCCCCTAAAGGGGGACCTCCCCCTTTTCGGATCACCCGAAATCGACCGGGTCGTCAGTGATTGGAACGCCATGGCGGGCCGCACCGGGCTGAAATCGATCCGGACGGTCACCGCCGAGCGCCGCGGTCGCATCCTCGCCAGGCTGAGGGAGCACGGCCCGGATAGCTTCACCGAGGCGATCGCCGCGATCGAGCGATCTCGCTTCTGCCGTGGGCAGAACGACCGGCGGTGGCGGGCCGATTTCGACTTCCTGCTTCAACCCCGCAGCTTCGTGAAATTGATCGAGGGCAGCTATGAACCCGCTAACGACCGCTACGCCGAAACGGACATCGCCAACCCAATGGTCCGAGTCGCGGCTACCCGCCGTGCTCGCCGATCCGCTGAGGCGGGCGGCGGGTTCTGAGTTTGGCTATGTGCCGCTCGTCTCCGCCGATGTGGCGGCGACGATCCCCGCCGCTTTGGCGGCTTTGAAGGCCGGCATGGCGCCCTCAACCGAGGAGCAGATCGAGGGGCTGATGGGTAGCATTGCGCTGCTTTACCCGGCCGCCAAGGTCACCGAGAAGGAGGCCGAAGCCCGGCTGGACCTCTACATCGACCTGCTCCAGGATATCCCGTTCGACATCCTGTCGGCCGCGTTCAAGAGCGCTGCGCAGACGAGCCGGTTCTTTCCCACCGTGGCGGAGATACGGGAAGCTGCCCTGCCAGCCCGGCGGGAGCGGCTCAACAAGATCAATGGGCTCAAGGCGTTGGCGCTGAAGCACCGGCTAGAAGGCGAGCAAAGCCGGCAGGCCCAGGCGCCGATGTCGGCGGCAGAGATCGAGGAAGCCAACGCGATCTTCCAGCGGCTGGGCATCCGGACCCGTTATGCGGCCGACGGAACATCATATGAAATCGAACGCGGCAACACCGGCGATCAGGAAGCGAAGGCGGCATAATCACAATGGGAAAAGCTACTCGGGTCGACAATGAGCGCAGCGCGGCGATGGCGGCCGCCCGCGCTGCTGCCATCCTCAAGGGCGACCGGACGGTCAGTGTCGCGCCTCCGCCGCCGGCCAAGCGCGCCCGCCGCGCGCCTGCCCAGAAGCCGATCGATGCGACACCGGAGCGCATCTCCATGGCCGAGCCGGATGGCAAGAATGGCGTCCGCTTCCACGACACGGTCGAGGCGATGATCGACAAGGCCGGTCAGCGCGCTCTCATCACGCGCCGCTTTGCCGATGCTCAGATTGACCGGTGGCTAAAGCAAAAGCGCCTGACCTATGCGCAGTGGTATGCGGCTGACTGGTATCGGAATCAGTATGCGTTGGCGGGCATCGAGGGTCGGGTGGTGGCGCAATACGATATCACGCATCCAGGGGCCGAAGGGAGCAGCTACGGCCTGCCAGCCAATGAACGACAGTTGCGCGCCCGCCAGCGATGGCGGCAGGGAAGGGCCTTGCTGCCGGAGAACATGGTGGACCTTGTTGACCGGCTGGTGATCCACGACGTCGCCCCGGCCCTTTCCAGCGGCCGGATGCGCGATCGATATGCAGCCCGCATAGGCCGCGCGCTGGACCCGCTGGCGGACTGGCTTTCGGCGCCAGCGTCCGCTTGACAGGTGTCCCGTTTCGGATAGTGTGTTCGATAGTTGTTCTAATTGCGCCCGCAGCCATTCCCCCGGCTCGCGGGCGCAATCCGTTTCAGGGCTTTCGCAGGTCGGGCGCGAGCCGCGTGCCTGATGCGGGCCGGAAGCCCCTCGCCCGGCCCGCTCCCCCTTTCGTTTGACCGGAGGGCCTACTCCACAGGCGACCGAGGCGGCGCCTGCGATGCTTCCGCTGCTGCACACGCGATGCAGTCAACCCGGCGCTCTCCACGGCTGGCGAGCCGACCACTGGCCGGGAAGCGGAGGAACGCCTCAACCTTCACGCCGCGATCGACAGGCGGACACCGAGCGCACGGGTGAGCTTGACCAGCGTGTCGAGTGTCGGGTTGCCGTTTTCACCGAGCGCCTTGTAGAGTGCCTCACGCGAAAGGCCGGTTTCCTTCGCCAGCGCGGTCATGCCGCGTGCACGAGCCACATCGTTCAGCGCGGCGCGGATGATCGCCGGCTCGCCATCCTCGAATGCCGCTTCGAGATAGAGGCGGATGTCCTCTTCGTCGTTGAGAAATTCGGCGGCGTCCCACCGTTCCGTCTTGATAGCCATCGTCATTCCTCCAGATCTTCCACCATCGCCAGCGCGCGGGCGATGTCGCGGTCCTGCGATTTTTTGTCCCCGCCGCAAAGCAGGACGATCACCGTGTTGCCCCGCTCCACGAAATAGACGCGGTAGCCGGTGGCGTAGTCGATCTTCATCTCGCGCAGGCCCTTGGTCAGGTTGCGATGCTGACCGGGATTGCCCAGCGCCAACCGGGTGATGCGGACCTCGATACGGGCCTTGGCGGCGCGATCCTTGAGGCCCTTGAGCCAGTCGGCGAATTCGGCGGTGCGGCGGACTTCGATCATGTGTTGACTATAGTTCACGGGATGCGGGCTGTCAACTATAGATTACGAATTAAGGGGTGCTGCCATGCTCGTCCTGCTCCCCATGTCCATGTGGAAGGCGCACGTCCACGGCGCCGGCATCTGCATCAGCCTGTGGCAGGACGAGTGCGGCAACCGCTTCTGGAAGCGGATCGGGCTGCGCTGATGGCCATGGTCAGCGTCACCAACGACCTCACGGTCAACACCGCCTATGTAGCGTCGGTGTCGTGGGATCGTGGAGATACCTACACCACGCTGGTCATCACCATGGCTGATGGGACTGCCCATCGGGTCAAGCACCAGGGCGGGCCATATGGGGTGGATGCCTATGACGCGGAGCGAAGATTGCTCGCGGCGGCGGAGAGATGATGGGTCGGCTCAACACGCTGCCCAGCCGGCCCGCCTGCCAGCGGTGCCGCAAGCCGATAGTTCCGCCCGGCACGCCTCCGCCTCCGTCATCTGCGGACGATTAATGCCCAGCCGCCCGCCCGGCCTCTACGCCAAGCCGAAAAGCAAACCGTGGGAAAGGCAGAGCGCAGCATCTGCCCAGCGCATCCGGGGGCGGCGCGGCCAGCAGATCAGGGCGGCGCACCTTGCCGGTGAACCTCTATGCCGCGAATGCCTGAAGCATGGTCGAGTGACCGAAGCCGTCATCGTTGATCACACCCTTTCGCTGGCCGAAGGAGGCGAGGACGTGCCTGACAACCGCCAGAGCCTCTGCAAGGCATGTAGCGATGCGAAGACGGCCCAGGAGGCGGCGCGCGGGCGCAGGCGCGCCCAGCGGCCGGCTTGACCCGGAGGGGGAGGGTCAAAGTCATGGGCCGATGTGCCGGACACCGCGCCCCCAGTCTTTTTTTCGCGCGCCCGAATTAAACTTCCGGGCCAAATTAAATTTCGGAGACATCGCCATGAAGCCTGGACGGAAGGCCGAGGCACCTTCCACGAAGGCGGCTCGCGGCACGCTGCGCCCGTTCCGCGACGGGCTGAAGAACGAGCTTGTCGTTCCGGGCGATCCTCCACTGATGCCGGACTATCTGACGGCGGAAGCGCAGGACGTCTGGCAGGAAGAGATCGGCCGCGTCATGGCCGCCGGCGTGGCCGAGATCGATAGTTCGCTGTTTGCGCGCTACTGCTCGCTGGAAGCGCTGGTCCGGCAGTCGTTCAACGCAGGCCGAGAGCCGCCGCCAGCGTCATATCTGACCGTCCTGCGCCAGTATGCCGAGCTGCTCGGTATCGCCGGTCGCAAGAGCCGCGTCGGCAAGATCGCCGATGATCCGACGAAAACCAGAAACCCGTTCGCGCGCAACGGCCACCGCGCGAAGGCGTAAGCGGCCGGCGTTCCCGGATAGCGGGCACGCCCGGAACTACGCATCGATCGCGCTGGAATATGCGAGGGCGGCGGCGGCGGACACGGATCAGGTTCGCCACTGCAAATGGGTTCGGCTGGCGGCGCAACGGCATCTGGACGATCTGGAGCGCGCGAAGTCTAACGTGTGGGGCTATCGCTTCGACCCTTGGCACGCGAACGACATATGCGATTTCATCGAGAACCTGCCCCATATCGAGGGAAATTGGTGCAAGTGCCCGCGCGCAGATGACGGCATGCATCTTGATCGGTGCGGCAAGATCGACCTTGAGCCGCCGCAGATATTCATCCTCACCACCGTATTCGGGTGGCGCCGCAAGGATAACGGACTTCGTCGATTCACGGTGGTTTACGAGGAGGTTGCGCGCAAGAACGCCAAGTCGACGAAGACGGCGGGCGTATCGCTCTATTGCCTCTGCTGCGAGAACGAGACCGGACCGCAGGTTTTGACGGCGGCCACGACGTTCGATCAGGCGAAGAAGGTTTTTCATCCGGCCAAGCGGATGGTCGAGAAGACGCCGGAGTTGCAGGAGGCATTCGGCGTCACGGCCTGGGCGAAGTCGATCACGTGCGGCGACAACGGCGGATATATGCAGCCGCTGCACGCCAAGTCGAAGACGCAGGACGGGCATAACCCGCATCTCGTCACCATGGACGAGCTGCACGCCCATGCTGATCGCGGTCTTTATGACGTGATGCGCTCGGCCTTTGGTGCCAGGAAACAACCGCTTCTCTGGCAGATCACGACGGCCGGCTCGAATGTCCATGGCGTTTGCTACGAGCAGCGGACAATGGCGACGAAGGTGCTGGAGCGCTCGGTCATCGCCGAGCACATATTCGGTATCATCTTCACGCTGGACGGTCCCAAGGATTTCACGCCGGAGCGGAAGGTCGGCGACGATCCGTATGACGAGCGGAACTGGATCAAGGCGAACCCGCTGCTCGGATCGGCGGTCCAGCTGGACGAGTTGCGGCAATATGCCATCGAGGCGAAGAACAGCCCTTCGGCCGAGGGCGAGTTCTTCACCAAGCGCCTCAACAAGTGGATCGGCGCCGCGAGCGCCTGGCTCAATGTCAGCCAGTGGATTGCCTGTTCCGATCCGTCGCTGAAGCTGTCCGATTTTCGCGGGCTTGATTGCTATATCGGCGCCGACCTGGCCGATAAGGACGACATTACGGCGGTCGCTCTTGCGGCGCTCCACCCCGACGGCCGGCTGTTGCTCAAGACATGGTTCTTCCTGCCGGAAGCCGCGCTGGCGCGCGACGATCCTGCGTCCAAGCAGATCGTCGAGCTTTATCGCCAGTGGAAGGATGGCCGGTGGCTTTGGACGACGCCGGGCAATTTCGTCGATCACAACAGGGTCGAGCGCCTGATCCGGCGGCTCCAGAAAGTGCTGAGCGTGAAGCGGATCACGTTCGATCAGTTCGCCGCTGCTCAGGCGATGGCGTCCCGGTTGAACGAGGACCTTGGCGACGGCGACGGTGAACTGGCAGCGATCCTGTCGAAGAACGCGGCCAACGTGACGGACCCGGCCAAGGATCTGGAAGCCAGGGTAAAAGGCGGGCCGCATCTGCTGTGCCATGATGGAAATCCGGTGATGACGTGGATGGCCGGCAACGCCGTGGTGGACCGGCGGGTCAACAACACGATCCTGCCAAAGAAGGAAACGCCGATGTCGCAGAACAAGATCGACGGCATCGACGCTGCCATCAACGCCATGGCGCCGATGCAGCTTCCGCCACCGGCTCCCGTCGTGTCCCCATGGGACGATCCCGATTTCTCGCTGGTGGCGGCATGAAGCTGTTCGGCTGGGAGATCGGCCGCGCGGAGACGCGCTCGGCCTCGATCGAGAACCCGCGGGTCAAGGCCGACGCCGAGGGTATTATCCGCTATTTCGGCGGGGGCGATGCGCTCGATATCGGTCCGGTGAGCGTCGAGCAGGCGATGCAGGTGCCCGCCGTCTTCGCGGCCGTCAACTTCCTCACCCGCACGCTCGCCGCGCTGCCGCTGCATGCATGGCGGAAGGTCGGCGACCAGCCCGAGCGCATAAAGGGCGGTATCGAGACGCTGGTCCACGAAGCGCCGAACACGGAATGGACCAGCTTCGGCCTTCGCCAGTATTTCTGGAATCAGGTGTTCACGCGCGGGCGCGGGCTGCTCTGGATCGAGCGCGGGCTGAACGGCCAGCCCGTCGCCCTGCGGCCGATCAACGTGACGCGGACCGCCGTCGAGATGGTCGGCACGGGGCGCGTCTATTCGCTGGATGGCCGCCGCTATGCCAGCAGCGAGGTCATCGACCTGCCGTTCGCGCTGAAGGACGATCAGGTTGGCGTCGTCGGGCCGATCGCCCGGTGCGCCGGCGCGATCCGGCTGGCGCTCAACATGCAGGTCTATGGCAGCAAGTTCTTTGCCGGCGGCGGCGTCCCGCCGCTGGCGCTGACCGGGCCGTTGCCGACCGGCGCGGAAGCCCAGCGCCGGGCCATGGCCGACGTTCAGCGCGCGATCGATACCGCGCGCGCGACCGACAAGCCGGTATTTCCGATCCCGCCGGGCTACGACCTGAAGCCCGTCGCGGTCGATCCCGACAAGGGGCAGATGACGGAGGCGCGCCGCTTCCAGCTGGAAGAGATCGCGCGGGTCTTCCAGCTGCCGCCGGTCTTCCTGCAGGATTTGTCGAAAGGCACGTTCAGCAACACCGAGCAGCAGGACCTGTTCTTCGTCAAGCATCTGATCGGCCAGTGGGCCGAGGCGCTCGAACAGGAAATGAACCTGAAGCTGTTCGGGCAGATGAACGGCCGCCGCTATGTCGAGCATAATCTCGACGGGCTTCAGCGCGGCGACTTCAAGAGCCGGATCGAGGGCCTCGCGCGCGCGATCAACACGGCACAGCTGACGCCGGACGAAGCCCGTGAACTGGAAGGCCGCCCGTCCAAGCCGCACGGCGACAAGCTCTACCTTCAGGGCGCCACGGTCCCGCTCGGATCGCAGCCATTGAAGCCCGCTACTGGAGAACCCAATGACGGTGAAGACCGAAACCCGGACGCTGAGCCGCAGTCCTGAGCTTCGCGCGACCGGCACGGGCCGGACGCTGACGGGCTATGCTGCGGTGTTCAATTCGCCTGCCGATATCGGCGGCGCGTGGATCGAGACGATCGAGCGCGGCGCGTTCACCCGCGCTCTCGAAGGCGATATCGTCGCGATCATCGGACATGACCGTAACCGTGTCATCGGCCGCACCGGCGCCGGCACGCTTCGGCTGAGCGAGGATGACAAGGGGCTGCGTTTCGAGATCGACCTGCCTGACACCACCGACGGCCGCGACGTCGCCGTATCGGTCGAGCGCGGCGATATCGGCGGCATGTCCTTCGGTTTCTCGGTGACCCGGCAGCAATGGGACGAGACCACCGAGCCGCCACAGCGGACGATTCAGCAGGTCGAGCTTTACGAGATCACGGTGACCGCGTTCCCGGCCTACCCTGACACCAGCGTCGGCCTCCGCTCGCTGGACGATGCACGGAAGGAAGCGGCCATCGCGGCGCGGGAGGCGAAGCGCTCCCATATCGATCGCCGGCTTCGGATGCGCGCCCAGCTGGATATTCGCTCGCGCGCCTGAGTTTCTCCGTCCCTCGCGGGACGCGCCTGTATCGCCCTTCGGAAAGGCATGCAGCCCGGTGAGGCCGGGTCATTCCCAAGGATCAGAAAATGAGCAAGCTCAAGGAGCTGCGCGAAAAGCGCGCGCGGCTGATCACCGAGGCGCGTTCGCGCCTGGACGAAATCACCGCCAACACCGACGAAAGCCGTGCCGCCGAGCTGGAAGCCCAGCACGATGCGGCCATGGCCGAGATCGACAAGATCGAGAAGCAGATCGAGCGCGAGGAGCGCATGGCCGAGCTAGAGGCCAACGCCCAGCGCCAGAACGAGGAGGAGCGCGAGCGTCGTCGCCCGACCGAGCCGAACAACCGGCAGCCGGCCGGGGACAATGGCGAGGGCGAGCCGGAATATCGCCACGTCTTCGCCAAGATCATGTGCGGCGTCGAGCTGGCCGACCTGTCCACCGAGGAACGCGCCGTGCTGCGGCAGGGCGTCACCAAGTTCAAGGACGGCGAGCAGCGCGCGCAGGTGACCGGCACGAACACGGCGGGCGGCTATACCGTCCCGACCGAACTGGCGGCCGAGATCATCAAGAGCATGAAGCTGTGGGGTCCGATGTATGACGAAGCGATCTGCCGCGTCGTCAACCACTCCAGCGGCCATCCCTGGGCGATCCCGACGGTCGACGACACGGCGAGCACCGCCGGTGCGCATACCGAGGGCTCGGCGCTGACCGACGACGGCGGCAAGGACGTCACCTTCGGCCAGAAGGTGCTGGGCGCGTATGCGTTCGACACCGAGTTCGTGCGGTGGAGCTGGGAACTGGACATGGATTCCATCTTTTCGATGGAAGCCCTGCTCGGCGAACTGCTCGGCGAACGCCTCGGCCGCATCGCCAACACCCAGCTTACCTCCGGCAACGGCACGACGGCGCCGAACGGTATCGTCACCGCGTCGACGCTGGGCAAGACGGCCGCCGCTGCCGCCGCAATCACCTCGGACGAGGTGCTGGATCTGTTCCACTCGGTAGACCCGGCCTATCGCACCTCGCCGAAGGCGCGATGGATGTTCAACGACGCCACGCTGCTCGTCCTGCGCAAGCTGAAGGACGGTGACGGCAACTATCTGTGGCAGATGGGGGACATCAAGACCGGCGCGCCCGACACGCTCTGGTCGAAGCCCTACTCCATCAACCAGGCGATGGACTCGGTTGCGGCGTCGAAGAAGCCGATCGTCTTCGGTGACTTCGGCAAGTATTTCGTCCGCAAGGTCGGTTCGCCGATCATCGGCGTGCTGCGCGAGCGCTTCTGGCCGGACATGGGCATCGCCGGCCTGATCCGCTTCGACGGCGAGCTGGGCGACACCGCCGCCATCAAGCATCTCGCCACGCCTGCCAGCTAAGGCTGGTCAGCGACAGGGACCGGGGCGGGCCAACAACCCGCCCCGTCTTCGCTCATGAAAATCAAGATGCTCACGTCGATCTCGGGGCAGGACTTCGCGCTGTCGCCGGATGACGAAACAGATCGCTTCACGACCAGCGAGGCAACCCGCCTCATTGACGCCGGCTATGCCGTCCCGGTTGCCGACAAGGCGACCGAAAAAGCGGTGAAGACGGCGCCCCCCGAAAAGCGCGCGGCCAAGCGCGCGGCCAAGGAGTAACCGATCGTGGCCGACAATCTCACGACGCCGGTGGCAGACGGTTCCGTCCTCGGGACCAAGGATATCGGCGGCGTCCACCTCCCCAAGAATGTGATCGTCGATCAGGCCGGCGCCGATGCGATCGGCCTTGTCGCGTCCGATCCGGCGGCGAACAGCGTCCTCGGCCGCCTGAAGGCCATCTTCGATCGGTTGGGCGATGCGCTCTCTGTCACCATAGCGTCGCTGCCGCTGCCGACGGGTGCGGCCACCTCGGCCAAGCAGGACGATATCCTGACGGCGCTTGCCGGTCCCTTCCCGGTGACAGGCGATTTCTACCCCGAGACCCAGCCGGTGAGCGCCGCCAGCCTGCCCCTGCCCGCCGGGGCGGCGACGGCCACGAAGCAGGACGCGGCCACAGCCGCGATCGAAGCGCTCGCGCCACAGGGGCCGGCCTTTGCGATCACGCCTCATGCCAGCGATCCGCTGGAGCGCGAGATAGGTGCTATCTCCATCGTCACCGGCGGGGACATCACCTATCGCTATCCCGGCGAGGGTGGCGACCGCACGATCACGCTGCCCGCTGGCTTCTTCCCGCTGCGCGCGAGCCATATCCGCGACAGCAGCACCGCGAGCGGTCTGACGGGCTTCTGAGCGATGCTCGCGCACCTGATCGTCACCGGCATCGTGCCGACGGGCGGCGACGCTCCGCCGGCAGATGACGGCGAGCCGGTTTCGCTGGTCGAGGCCCGGCGGCAGTGCCGCTTCCTCGACAACGACACGACGCATGACGCGACGCTGGATCATCTGCGCAAGGCCGCGCGGTCCTACGTCGAGGCATATACCGGGCTGTCGCTGATCGAGCGTACCGCTCAGCTGCGCTTCACGCGCTGGGCGGACATCGCCCGGCTGCCGGTCGCCCCGGTTTCGGCGGCGACGATCCAGTATATCGGGGCGGATAACATCACCGCCACGCTCGATCCCGTCGATTATGACCTGTTCGTTGACGGCTACGAATCGGGCGTCGACCTTCTCGCACCGGCACCATCCCTCGGCCGGGGGCGCGCACCGATCACGGTGCAGGTATCCACCGGCTTCACGCCGTCGTCAGTCCCCCTTCACGTCAAGCAGGCGATCCTGCTGCTGATTGCGTGGTGGTTCGACAATCCCACCGCGATCGTTACCGGGCCTGCGCTCGGAGAACCGCCCCACGCGGTGGCGGCGCTGCTCTGCAACGACAGGCTGTTCGCATGAACCTGGCAGGCCGCCTTCGCCATCGCGTCAGCATCTGGCGCCTTGTCGATATCGACGACGGCAAGGGCGCCTATGTGCGCCAGTGGACGCAGGTCGCCGAGGTGAACGCCGAGGTGATCGGCCAAGGTGGTCGCGAGGCGCTGATCGATCGGTCGATGCAGGGGATCGGCCAGTATCGCGTCACCATCCACTGGCGCGACGATATCCGCACCAACGACCAGGTGCGCTATCGCGGGCGGAATCTGAACATCCGGTCGATTGAGCCGGACGCGACCGATCGGGTGTGGCTGTCCATGATGTGCGACACCGACGCGGAGGCCATCGGCTGATGGCCGGCGGCAAATCCGGCGTGGACTGGGCATCGGCCCGGCGGATGCGCGGCATGATCAAGCGGCTGACGCCCGAGGCACGGGCCGAAATGATCGTGGAGATGAATCTGGTCGGCGACGACGAGCTGGCCCGCATGCGGCGCGACGTGTCACGCCGGTCGGGCTTCCTCGCCTCTGGCCTGTCGAAGAAGGTCTACCCGAAATCGCTCCGTCTGCGGGTCGGGTTCATCGGCAAGAAGGTGAATCGGGATCGCTGGTATCGCTGGATCATCGAGCGTGGGCGGAAGGCGAAGACGGTTGAGGTGAACCGGCGCCGTGGCCGGACGGCGCCGGCCAGCTATCCGCTCAGGGTCAAGGCCATGCGCGCCCGGCCCTATGTATTTTCGGGCGGCGGAGCGGCGCGGATAGCGCGTAGCCAGCGACTGCAGGATTTCTGGGGCAAGGTGCTTACGCGGGTCGGCGCAGGAGGGGCACTGTGAGCGTGGATCTGATGATCCCGGTGCAGGACGCGCTGTTCGCGGCGCTGGCCAATGGCGTGACAGGCGGGAAGGCGAGCGTCCGGCAGCACGTGCCCGACGATTTCCGAGGCGATCTCGTCGTTCTCGGCCGGATGGACGCGGCGGAGGATACGGCCAAGGGCTGCCAGGCCGAAATTCACACCATCGAGATCGCGGCCTTCTTCCATGGCCCGGCGCGGCGCGGGGTGCTGGAGATCATGGCGGCGATCCGGGCGGACCTGGACGGCCAGGCGCCGCCGGCCATCGGCGCCTATATCAGCGAATGCCGCTGGCTCAATTCCACAGCCGATCTCGACGATGACGGCGAGACCTATATCGGCCTGATGAACTTCGAAATTTCGGTCGAACCGGAAGAATAGCCGCCGGCGCGCGGCCCATCCAGCAAGGAGATAGTGCAATGCCCGTTTTGCGCGGCAAGGACGTGCGCGTGTTGATCGGCGACGGCGCGACGCCCTCGGAAGCCTTCGATCCGATCGGCGGCGAGGTGACGCTCCAGTGGGGCGACAGCTCCGCCGAGTTCGACACATCGAGCAAGGATGACGGCGAGTTCAACCTCGTCTCCTATGCCGGTCGATCGGTCCGCTTCACCATGAACGGCAAGGTCAAGCTGCCCGATGATGGTTATGAGCGGCTGATCGAAGTTCGCAACAGCTCCCCGCCGGAAGCGACGCTCCAGATCAAGAAGGGCTCGATCGTGCTCTATGAGGGCACCTGCGGCTGGGGATCGAACGACACCGATTTCACCAACAACCAGGCCGGCACGTGGAGCGCGGTCGCGGCTCCTTCGGCCGTGCCGACGATCAATAACCTCGCGGCGACGGCGTAAGCATGGCGGCGAACAGCGAGCGGGGGGAGGTCTCCGTCACCCTCGGCAAGAAAGAGCGGGTGCTGCGGCCCAGCTTCACGGCGATCGTGCTGATCGAGAAGCAGACGGGCCGGTCGCTCCGCGAGCTTGCGGCCATGGCCAATTCGATGACCATGCCGATCGACGTCATGGCGATCGTCGTGGCGGAGCTGGTCCGCGCCGGCGCGGCCAAGGATGATGTGGGCGCGCAGATGGGCGAGGCCGAGAAATGGGGCCAGCTGATCTACGCCGCCGGCATTCCCGTCGTCGCGGCGCGGCTGACGATCGTGCTGACGGCCGCGCTGACCGGCGGGGCGACGGTCGAGGGGGAACTGAAGCCGGTAGCGACGACGGAGACGGAAAGCGCCGCTACCGGCGATTGATGGGCCTCGCCATGGCCGGCTTCGGCTGGTCGCCCGACCAGTTCTGGCGGGCGACCATGCACGAGTTCATGGCGTTCTATGAAGCGCGGGTGGAGCTGAACAGGTCGATGCGGGATCGACAGGGTGCGTGACGATCAGGCGAATCGATGTGAGCAGTGCTTGCAGACCTTCGCCTGATACTGAACGATCTCCGCGCAGTCGGGGCAGCGCTTCGCCTGTTTCGAGGCGAGGCGGCCTTCGTCGGTTTCCAGATAGCTCTGGTAACGGGGAACGACGGCGGCGATCAGAATGCCGATCGGCCCCAGCAGGAAGCCGAGACACCCGTAGCCCAGAGCGTTGCGGTTCTTGTTGCCCGCAATGATGGCCGCGATGACGCCCATCGCAAGCCAGAGGAAAATGAGAAGTTCCATCGGCTGTCCCCCTTGGAGGGATGGCTAGCCTGCCGCCCGTTTTCTTTCAATGAATTGCAGCGGCTCATGAACATCGAGGTAATCAATGGCGGCACGCTCTGACGTCCGGCAGCTGCTGCTGCAGGTCGATGCCAATGTCGAGCTTGCCCGGCGGGCGCTGGACGGGCTGGATCGCGATATCGGCCGCGACACCGCGTCGATGGACCGGAGCCTTGGCCGGATCGATCAGGCATTCGGACGCCTGACGGCCGCCGCTGCGGCTTTCGTGTCGATCCGCGGGCTTTCCTCGCTCGGCCAGCAATTCCTGGGCATTGCCGATCAGTCGAAGCAGATGCAGGCCCAGCTGCAACTCGCCACGGCGCAGCTGGGCAGCTTCGGTCAAGCGCAGAAGGACGTGGAGAGCATTGCCGACGCGACGCGCGCCGGGCTTGGCGAGACAGCCAATCTCTACGGTAATTTCATCCGCGCCGCCGCGGATTCGGGGCGCACGCAGTCGGATGCGGCAAGGGCGACCCAATCGTTCGCGCAGGCCCTCAAGATCGGCGGTGCCAGCGCCGACGAGGCCCGCAGCGCCACGTTGCAATTCGGACAGGCGCTCGCCTCCGGCGTGCTGCGCGGCGACGAGTTCAACTCGATCATGGAAGCGTCACCACGGATCGCGCGCCTGCTGGCCGATAGTCTAGGCGTTCCGATCGGCCAGCTCCGCGAGTTGGCCGAGGAAGGTAAGCTGACCCGCGAAGTGCTGTTCAACGCGCTGCTGGACGGCAATTTGACGAAGGGATTGCAGGGCGAGTTCGACAGGCTGCCGATCACGTTCGCCGATGCGATGACCCAGGTCGAAAACGCGGCGATCACGACCTTCGGCGCGTTCGACCGGGGCGGCCAGTTTTCTACCGCCATCGCCAATTTCGTGTCGGACGGAGCGAGCGACTTCAAGACGCTGGCGGGTGAGGCCGAGGATTTGGGCCGCGATATCCGGGGCACCATCGCCGGCTTGGCAAACGTATGGGACGGCTTCGAAGATGCGGGTGTAGCGGCGATGCGCACCATCAAGCAGGAATATGGTCCGCTCCTCCGTGTCGTCGAAGGTTATATCGAGCGGGCAAAGTTCGCGAACAAGATCGCCGGATATCTGAACCTGCCGGGTGCCGTCGCCGGCGTCATCCTCAATAACCCGCTTATAAAGGACCGCTTCACCGCTGGCCGGGATACCTATGTCGAGGACAGTCTTCGCCGGAGCGTGCTGAGCGATATCTGGGCGGAAGGCATTCCGACATTTCCGAGCGAAAGTGGCGGCGGGAATGGTTCTACGGGTGGCGGCGGTGGTGCGCGCCGCGTATCGACGCGAGCGCGCAAGCTTACCGATGCCGACCTGTCGCCGATGCAGTTGATCCTGCGCGACATCGGCAAGGAAGGGCTGCCGATCGACGCCGGATATCAGAAGGAATTGACCGAGGAATTGACCGCGCTCACCAGCATCGGCACACATGCGGAGCGCATCGCGCAATATGAAGGCGCGGTGGGCAAGTTGCTGTCGGAAGCCGATCAGGACCGGCTGGAGCAGTTCTCGCACTATTTCTCCGAGGACCTGGCCGCCGGCATCGCCAACGCCGTGGTCTATGCCGACAGCCTGGGCGATGCGCTGGAGAACACCTTCAAGCGTGCTGCCGCCGCCCTCCTGGAATCAGGTCTGCTGGAGCTACTGTCACCCGGCAGCGCCGGCGGCGGCACTTGGCGTGGCTTCATCGGCAAGGCCGGATCGATCTTCAGCGGGCTCGGTTTCGCAAATGGCGGTTCGCCGCCGGTGGGTAAGGCCAGCCTGGTAGGCGAACGCGGCCCGGAGCTGTTCATCCCGCGGGTTCCGGGCGTGGTGGTGCCGAACCATATGCTGGGAGACTGGGGCAGCACCGTGCAGGTCCAGCAGAGTTTCAGCGTCAATGCACAGGGTGCCGTGCTCGCGGCCGACCTGATGAGCGAGATGCGATCGATCGGCGTGCGCGCGGCGGCCGGAGGCGCCGCGCTTGCCCAACAGCAGATCGGTCGGCGGAGCCGCCAAGCGCTGCGATAACCGGGGGTCATCAATGTCGATCATGCTTCCCGCCGCGCCCGGTATCCGGGGCGCGGTGCCATCGCTACTGGATTTCGGCGGCGTGCTCACCCCTCCGCTCGGCGGTGCCGCGCAGAAGCTCAACCGGACTGGCGACCGGCACAAGATACTTGTCCGCCTGCCCCCTATGCGATCCGAACCCAAGGGCCGCATCTATGCGGCGCGGCTGCGCCATGCCCAGCGGGAGGGTGCAATCATCCGGTTCCCGCAGGATGGCCTGATCATCGGCAATCCGGGCGCGCCCGTGGTCGACGGCGCGGGACAGGCCGGCATGGTCCTGAACCTGCGCGGCTTCACGGCCGGCTATGTCGTACGCGAGGGGCAGTTCTTCTCCATCATCCACGGCGGCCGCCGCTACCTCTATGCCGCCCGCGCCGACACGGCGGCGGACGAAGACGGCAAGATGGCGCTGCCGATCCTGCCGATGCTCCGCGTCTCGCCATCCGACGGCGCGGTCTGCGAATTCGCGGCGCCCATGATCGAGGGTTTTCTCGACGGCGGGCAGGTCGATTGGGAGCTGCTGCGCCAGCCCTTCATCCAGATCCCCGATTTCACCATCACCGAGGCAGAATGAGCCAGTTCACCCCTGCGGTCGACGCGGCGCTGGCGGCGCCCGTCGCCACGATCTTCGGCGCGCTCCAGATCGAGCTACCCGACTATACGCTTCGCCTGCTGAGCGGGCCGGCGGCGCTCAAGGGCGCGCCGTGGTCGAGCTTCGTCGGCCGCGATCCGACCTTCGGCACCTGGGCGGCCGTCGCCGATATTCGCGATGGCGGCGGGGACGAAGCGCCGCGCATCTCGATTACCCTGTTCCCGGCCAGCGATGCCGCCGCCGCCACCCTTGCCGCGCCGAATATGCAGGGCAGCAAGGTTTCGATCTGGCTGGGCGTGGTCAATCCGCTGACCGGGGAGCCGATCCCCGATCCGGCCCTGATCTTCCTGGGATCGCTGGATGTGCCGCGCCTCGTCTCTGGCACGGGCTCGCGCCAGCTCGAATATGAGGTCGCGTCCGTCTTCGAATGGATGTTCGACGAAGAGGAGGGGCGCCGGCTGGCCGATACCTTCCACCAGTCGATCTGGCCGGGTGAGCTTGGCTTCGCCTTCGTCACCGGGGTGGTCGATCAGGTCTATTGGGGCCGCCAGGCCCCGGTGACGAACCTGTCGTCGATGCCGCCCTCGCTCGCGGCGATCTTCCGGTGAGCGCGGTGATGATCCGCCGCCGCGACGCGGCGCAGGCCACGCTGGATCATTTCAGCGGCCGGCCCTTCGCCTGGGGCGGCAGCGATTGCGCGCGCCTGATTGCCTGGCACCTGCGCAGGCTGGGCTACAAGCCCGGCCTTTCGCGCGGCGGGCCATATAAGTCCGCCCTGGGGGCGCATCGGGCGCTGGCCCGCGCGGGCTTCGCGTCGCTCGATCAATGGCTGGAATGGATGGGGCTGGCCCCGATCCCGCCGGCGGCCGCCATCGTTGGCGATATCGTGAAGGGCACGGGGGATGATGTGTTCGGGGCGCTGGGGGTGTGCCTCGGCAACGGCCGCCTGCTCGGCTATTCGGAAGAAGCGGAGGGCGCGGTGGTGATGCAGGCCATCGATCTTGCCGCCGCCTGGCGCGCGGAGCCGCGCTGATGGCGAAGTTTCTGAAGATCGCCGCAACCGTCGTCGGCGTCGCATCGATCGCGATCGTGACGGCCGGCGCCGGCATCGCGCTGACGAGCGGCCTCGCGCTTTCAACCGGCATCGAGGCCGCATCGCTGGTGTCCCTGTCCACGCTGGCGGCGATCGGCGCGGGGCTGGGTGTCGCCGCCAGCCTGCTTGGGAAAGCGCCAAGCGGCGTGGGCGGAGCCCAGACCTCGTGGCAGTCCGATCCCAATGCCGGCATCCCTTACGTGATGGGGCGGACGGGGACGTCCGGGAACATCATCTATCACCGCGCCTATGGCGGCGATAACAAGATCAAGTCGATCGTCACCGTGCTGTCCGGCGGCGGGCCGATCGATGCGATCGAGGGTCTTTACCTCGACGACGTGCTGCAATCGGTCAATGGCTCCGGCGGACTGACCGGCAGGCTATCCGGCCTGATGTGGCACCGCGCGCAGCTGGGCGCGACGCCATCGACAGCCCTCGCCTCGCCCGAGGGCGCGATGGCCGGCTGGACGAGCGCCCACCGCCTTTCCGGCTACGCGGCATCCGTCCTCACCCTGAAATTTGACGGAAAGGGTGACAAGCAGCTTACCAGTGAGCCCAAGGCGCGGTGGGTGGTGCGCGGCGTCAAGGTCTACGATCCTCGCCTCGACAGCACCTATCCGGGCGGTTCCGGCCCTTGTCGCCCGCTCCAGGAAGCAACCTACGTATATTCGGAAAATCCGTGGCTCCATGCGCTGACGTGGCTGCTGGGACGGTGGCAGAACGGCAAGCGGGTGATCGGCATCGGGGCGCCGATCGACATGATCGACATGGCGGCCTTCGTCGAGGCGGCGTCCATCGCCGATGCGAACGGATGGAAGCTGGGCGGGTCGGTCACATCGCGGCCCGACACGCGCTGGAACGCGCTGAAGGCGATGTGCCAGGCGGGCGGCGGCTGGCCGATCTCGCTGGGGGCGAAGGTGAGCTGCGTAATCAACACGCCGCGCGTCGCCCTCACCACCGTCACTTCCGCCGATCTGGTTGACGATGTGAGCGTGACCGCCACCCAAAGCCGGCGGGATCGGATCAACGGCATCGTGCCGCGCTACCGCTCAGAGGCGCATGGCTGGGATATCGTGCCGGGCGCCGCGATCCGCGTGCCGGCGCATGTGACCTTCGACGGCGACGAGAGGACCCGCGAGGTCGAATATTCGCTGGTCCAGAACGTCAACCAGGCGGCGCAGCTCGCGCGCTACGACATCGAGAACAGTCGCGAGTTCGGCCCGATCGAACTGCCGCTGAAACTGCGGTTCTGGGGCTACAAGCCAGGCGACGTGGTGCGGCTGAACGTGCCCGAGGCCGGCCTCGTCAACCAGGACGTGCTCCTGCTCGACCGCAATCTAAGCCTCCAGAACGGATCGGTGACGCTGACCGCCCGGTCGGAGACCGCCGGCAAGCACCCCTTTGCCCTCGGTCAAACCGGCACGCCGCCCCCCACCGCCGCCGTCTCCGGCCCGGCTCTGGTGCCGACCCCGACCACCGCCGAATGGGCGATCTCCGCGACGACGATCACGGCGACCGGCGACGCGGCGCCCGCTCTGGTGGTGACCGGCGCCAGCGCGACCGAGGGAATCGACTCGATCCTGTTCGAGTATCGCCGATATACGGGATCACAGGGCGACGGCGACGACTGGATCGCCGCGGGCACGGTCGATCCGGCCACCCAGCGCATAACGATCACGTCGGTGACGGCGGCGACGCAATATCAGGTCTCGATCCGCTATCGGCTGCGGGACGAATGGGGCGCCCGCCTGATCCTTGGTCCATCGACGACGGGCGCGCGTCCCGGCGCGTCGAACACGGCGATCGTTTACATCTACCGCCGATCGGCGACCGCCCCGGCGCTGCCCACGGCAAATGCGACCTACACCTTCGCGACGGCGACGCTGACCGGCCTCAACAATGGCTGGTCGACGACGATCCCGGCGCCATCGGGCGGGCAGCCACTCTATGTGGCCGTCGCCAGCGCGGTGAATTCGACCGCGACGGACACGATCGCGCCCGGCGAATGGACGACCCCGGAAATACTCGCGCAGGACGGCACGAGCGGGGCGACGGGCATCAATTCGGCGACCGTCTATCTCTACCAGCGCAACAATACGGGCACCGCCCCGGCGCTGCCGACGACGAACCTGACCTATACCTTCGCCACCGCCGTGCTGAGCGGGGCGCTGAACGGCTGGTCGCAGACAGTGCCGGCGGACAGCGGCGGGCGCTTCCTGCACGTCACCACCGCCACGGCGGCCGCTGCGGCTGCGACCGACAATATCCTTTCCACCGAATGGGCGGCCGTGCGGACCATGGCGAAGGATGGCAGCGACGGATCGGACGCCATCAACAATGTGAACCGGGTTCGGAACAGCCAGTTCGAGCGGGACGCGATTGGCTTCGGGATCAGTGTTTCGGGCCTGACGGCGACCGTCAGTCCCTTCACGATCGAGGGGGGGATCAAGCAATACCGGGCGAGTTACACCGCCACGGCGGCCGGCCAACGGCTCAATATGTATGAGCATCCGGCCTATGCGGTGGCGGTTAAGCCAGGCGAGCGCCTCGCCGTCCAGTGCAATATCCGCGCGAACGGCCCCATCGACCGAACGGAGCTGCAGATCTGGTATCGCGACGAGGCCGATGTGAATTTTGGCCAGACAACTCTGGCACTGCTGACGGGCCAGCGGGCCTACAATACGCCGATGCAGGGCTTTGCCCTTGTGCCGGCCGGGGCGGTGCGAGCCTTCATTCACGTCAGCAGCTACACCAACGCCGCAGGGACCGGGATCAACGCTATCGCGCAACCGATGATATCGTCGGCGACCGCCTCTCAGACGCTGTTTCCGCCCTTCACCGCCGGCCCGGTCGACGGGGAGGATGGGAGCCCTGGCGCGCCGGGCACGGACGGCGTGACGATATCCGCGAGCCCGCCCTCGATCATCGTCCAGGCCGATCGCGACGGCGGCGTCTATAGCGGCCAGTTCCCGGCCACGGCCCAGATCACGGTGCTGGACGGGAACGCAAACGTCACCGAAAGTTGCACCTTCAGCAGCTCTACCGGCGGGGGCGCGACCGGCAGCGTCAGCAATGCCGCCGGCACGAAGGGGCTGGTGACGGCCACGTCGCTGCCGAGCCCCAACATCGCCGGCTATATCATGGTGACCGTGACCTACGGCGCCAAGACGCTGACCCTGCGCATGAACGTGTCGAAGGTGCGCGACGGCACGAACCCATCGGCCGCCTATCCGGCGGTGCCGGTCGGGCTGACGACGACGGCCTATCCGAATCCTATCCCGCTCGACGGCGGGCAGACGCTGACCGTCTGGGCCGTGCTCGACGGGATCAACCCGACCGGCGGCGGCACAATGTCCGGATCGCTGCAATATAGCCTGGACGGAGGCAGCAGCTGGAACGCGATGGGCGGCACCGCATCCGGTTCGGCGACCTTTGCCGTGGGCGAGCCGGCCTCGGTCCATCTCAACGGGACCTATACGGCACCGTCCGGTGGCGCGACCGTGACGGTGCGCTTCATCGGCTCGAAGGTGGGTGCCGGCAATATCACCATCTCGTCCCGTTCCTACATGCAGCCCAAGTGAGGCCCCGATGCCCTGGATCATAATCGATGCGGAGACGAAGGCGCTCGTCTCCGGCCCGCATGCCGACGCGCCCGAGGTGGACGAGGGGCGCGAATCGTGGCCCGCGCCGCCTGAGTTTCCGGCGCTGATGTTCTGGGACCCCGTGGCGCTGGCCTTCCGCGACATCGTGCCGCTGACGGGCCGCATCCTATCCCCGCTCGCCTACCAGCGGCGGTTCACCCAGACGGAGCGGATAGCGATCCGCGGATCAGCGGATCCTGCGGTGATCGACTGGCACGCGCTGGCGATGATCGCGACCGAGATCGACCTGACCGACCCGGATGTCGTCGCCGGGACCAACTACCTCGAAGCCATTGGGCTGATCGGCGCGGGCCGCGCGGCCGAAATCCTCACGATCTGAGTGAAAGGACCGGAATAGGTGCCACCCGAATTGATCACCGCATTCGGCCAATTCGGGCCGCTCGGGCTCATGATCTGGTATCTCGTCTGGCGGGAGCGGACGGGCGCGGAGAAGCGCGACCAGATCGAGCGTGAGCGGATCGAATCCGATAAGGCGCTGGCTTCCGCCCTGACCGCCCTGACCGTCACCATCAACAATATGGACCGGAGGGCGCCGTGACGCCCCCGGCGCGGCTGGCGGCGATCCGCGCCGTGCGCACGGCCGCCCATGACCTCGCCGCCGCCTGCGCCCTGCTGCTGGCAGGCCAGCGCTGCGGCTGCCGCGCGGACGATCTGATCCGCTCATCCTTCCCGGTCGATCCGGCGACGCCGCCGGACATGATCGAAACCCTAGCGCGGATCGACAAGGCCGCGTCCTAACCCAAGGAAATCGCGATGATCGACTGGAAACGCGCCCAGCAGCGGCTGGGCGTGGCCGCCGACGGCGTGCCCGGACCCATCACCATGACGGCGCTGCTGGCCTTCGTCGCCGGCCGTGCCGCGGATGACGCGATCCGCGCCATGGGCGCGATGCTCGCCAAGCAGGCTGCTGGCTATGGCATGACGACGCCCGAGCGGCTGGCCGAATTCGTTGCGCAGATCTGCAACGAGACGGGCGGGTTCCGGCGGTTCGTCGAGAACCTCAACTATTCGGCGGAGGCTATCCAGCGGACCTGGCCGAGCCGGTTTCCGACGCTGGCGAGCGCGGCGCCCTTCGCCCGTAACCCCGAGAAGCTCGCCAATCGGGTCTATGACCGTGCTTCCGAGGGCAACACACAGCCGGGCGACGGCTGGCGCTATCGCGGTCGCGGCGCGCTGCAGCTGACCTTCCGGGGCAATTATCGCCGGTTCGGCCAGGCGCTCGGCCTGCCGCTGGAGGATGCGCCGGATCTGGCGGCCAACCCGGCCACGTCGGTGCTGATCGCGCTCCATTTCTGGCGGCTGGGCAAGGTCAACGACGCGGTGGACGCCCACGACTACCGCCGCGCCCGGAGGATCGCCAATGGCGGCTATATCGGCCTGGAGGAGGTCGCCCGCCTGCGTGTCCGGGCGCTGGGGGTGCTGGCATGAGGCGCCATCGCCTGGCGGCCGGCCTGTTCGCGCTGGCGGCGCTCGTCGGCTGCAATCCGCCCACCGCCAAGGACGGCTATCGCTTTGAGCGGGCCGAATGGTCGAACAGCCAGCTGCGGGTGACGCTGGTGCTGCATCCTTCGATCGAGGACCTGGACCGCGAGGGCCGCCGCGCCGGGGCGATCATCACCCAAGAGGAGGCGATACAGGCCTGGAGCCTGATCGACGCGCACGGCAACTGCACGATTCACATCGTCGATCCGGCCCGCCTCTACCTCCCCGAGTTCATCGGCCACGAGCTGGCGCATTGCGCCTTCGGCCGCTTCCATGGAGCCCGGTCATGATCCCGCTTCCCAGCGCCCTGCGCGCCGCTCTACCGATCGGGGCCGCCCTGCTGCTGATCGGCGCCTATGCCTATGGCCGATCGGACGGCCGCCGGCTGGCGGAGGGGCATGCCATCGCCGCGATCGAGCGCGTCAAGGCGGCCGCCCTCGCCACGGCCGACGCGGTGCGGACCAAGACGGCCGCCGCCCACGCCGCCGATCGCGCGCGCGCCCGCGCCGCCGAACAGCGCGCCGCCGCCATCAACCAGGAGGTATCGAATGATTATCAGGCTCGCCTTGCCGATGCTCGCGCTCGCTATGACCGCCTGCTCGCGGACGCCGCCGCCCGCCCCGCTGCCAGTGGTGGCGCAGGAGCGGGTCTGCCCGGCCTTCCCGGTGCCGCCGGCAGACCTGATGCAGCGGCCGGGCAAGATAGATTTCCTCCCGCCGACGCGCTGACGGCGACCGAGCAGGCCCTCCAGCTGGACGCGCTGATCCGGTGGGTGGAGGCGCAGATCGCCGCCGCGAAGGCGGATGGCCGATGA